TAGTTATTCCTAAATATTTTAAAATAACCGTTAAACTACACAAATGAAAGCTATCTTAACAGATGGCTTTTTTTTATTATTTTTGTAAAAAAAAATATGTCATGGCATTAATGAGAAAAGGTCGAACGACCGTTAAGACTACTACTAAGCCTAACGGTGGTGGTGGAAGAACAATCGCTCAATATAAAAGTATGAGTGCAGAAGATCAGTATAAAGAATGGGTTTCTGATCAAAAAAAAGCTCCTAATTATGAATATTCAGCTGGAATCGGAAGAAAATCTGGAGGAGCTAAACTTTCAGATTCAGAACTTGAGTTATTTAATAAGAATAAGGAAGCTGAGGGCTTCAATATGTTAGCTAAGGAAGTTAGGTATTCAAAAGGTGATGAAGGAGCTTCATCTGGTAACCCTAGTGGTTTTCAGGTTTACTATGCTGATCCAACTAAAGATAAAGCTTTGTATGATGCAGCTGCTAAAAAGCGTCAATCAGCTGCTAAGGGTACAGATAGATTTAATCCATCTACATCACCTAAAAAAGTTGAAAAAGTAGAGGTAGGTAAATTACCAACAAGGAAGCTTGCTTCATCTACACCTAAACCTACACTTATGCAGCCTCAGAAGAGAACTGAGATGGTTAACAAAGCTATTGAAGGTCCTGGAATAAAAGGTAGATCATTTAAGAAAAAAGCAAGTGTAACAAATAGATTAAAAGGTGGATCAATTAATACTGGTGCAGAAGGCCGTAAGTACCGAAGAGAAGAAAAATTAGCTGGAGCTTATGAGCGTACTAAGGCATTAGCTGATGAAAACCAAGGACCTAGAGTTGTTGCAGGAGCATTTTCTAAAGAAAAGAAAGCTGGATATAAAACTATGCGTAGTGATCTTAGAGCTGCTAGAAAAGAGACTGGTGTAAAAGTTGGTAGTGCTATAAGAGACACTCGTAAAGCACAGAGGTTCGAAAAGAAGGAGCAGGTAGGAAAAACTAAGTACTTCACTAAGGTTAAGATGAATGAAAAAGTTGAGAAAAAACCTGGTATGACGGCTATTAATCAGGCTGGTAAGACTAGATATAAAAAATAAATACATTTTTTTTTGAAAAATACCTGCCAAAAAATTTGGTGGGTATTTTTTTTTGACTACATTTGAAGTAGAAACTCAATTAAATAACAACTATGAAGAAAGCAATTTTATCGGCAATCATGTTAGCGTTTAGCTTCATGGCCACAGCACAAGAGACTTACAAGAACCACAGTTCAGCTCCAGACTTTGAATGGTATTATGTAAAAGGTGACACTAACCTAGTATCATTAAAAGGAAGCAGTTTTGAAATGAATGGTATTGTTTACAACTGGTTAGATTCATATGGAATAGATGCTGCAAATCCTGATGAGAAATTCATAGACAAGAAATCAGGTGCAGAGGTTAACGTATGGTTTTATAAGAATAATCAAGACCAGGATATAAGAGTGATGTTCTACAAGAATACTGATAGAAGCATGGTTATGTGCAGAATTATTTAACAACCATCAAACCACAAATACGAAGGCCGTCCTAACAGACGGTTTTTTTTATTATATTTGCTCAAGATATGGCAGTTTATAAATTTGAACAGTTTAACGAAGAGATTATCAACCCAGCGGTTGAGGTTAGAAACGTAGTAGACAACATTAACAATAAGACTTGCGTTGTTGAGGTGATGTTAAACACTGATACAGTAGGTTTCGGAGTAAGCTTTACTGGATTTACGTATGTTGACACCTGGACAGATGAGGAGATTATTGATTGGGTTAATGACGTAGAGTTGCCGAAATACGAAGTTCCTGCATAAATTCTTTCATTTTTATCTTTTTTACCGTATATTTGACAAAATTTAATCAAATATGGTAGTAAAACAGATATTTTTAGATGAAAATGGACGTAAGAAACTGAAAAACGGCATCGATAAGATATCAGCAGCAGTTTCATCCACGTTAGGTCCATCAGGGCAGACGGTATTAATAGAGTCCGAGCACCACATAGGAGGTGTTACCGTAACGAAGGACGGTGTGACCGTCGCACGATCAATAAACTTGTATGACCCAGTGGAGAACTTAGCTGTTCAGCTAGTAAGGGAGGCAGCATCTAAGACAGCGTCGTCGGCAGGTGATGGCACTACGACGAGTATTGTGCTTACCAAGGCTATTATCGATGCGTTCGAGGACTACTTTGATGTAGAGAAGCACAGCAAGACTGAGGTGTTGAGACAGATACAGTCTATTGCAGACGATGTGGTGAAGGAGCTTGGGCGTATGTCTAAGAAGGTGAGTGGTAAGAGGCTGTTGGACGTAGCTACGATATCTGCGAACAATGATCCAGTTGTAGGTAAATTAATTGCTGATGTATATGCTCAGGTTAGCCATGTTATTGTTGAGAATTCTAAGACTACTAGGACGTACTCTGAGGTTATTAAGGGTATACGTGTAGCAAGAGGGTGGACATCTAAGTACTACGTGAACGATCACAAGAAGATGGAGTGCGTGATGGAGGATGCGTATGTGTTACTTACGGATCATGAGATCAACAACCTATCGAACATCGAGAACGTACTAGCTCACGTGTTGAAGGAAGGAAAGCCGTTGCTTATTGTAGGTCAGCTATCAGCTCAGGTTGCAGCGACACTTAATATGAACGTTGTTCAGGGCAAGATCAAGGTGTGTAACATTATCCCACCGAACTTTGGGTATCGTAAGGACGAGATGATGACAGATATATCACGATCTCTTGGTGCTCACTACTACTCAGAGTCTACTGGTGACAACTTAGCGTTGTGTACAGTTTCAGGACTTGGCAGGGCGAAGAAGATCATCGTAGGTCAGGACAGCACTGTTATCGTAAGACCTGACGGCACTGATGAGGATCTTGAGGCGTATGTGAAGGAGCTTAAGCTTAGTAAGTGGGAGATTACTTCTGAGGAAGAGATCAAGTTCATGGACGAGCGTATTGCGTCAATATCAGGTGGTGTAGGTATGATCTACGTCGGAGCGAGTTCAGACATCGAGCAGAAGGAGTTGAGGGATCGTGTTGACGATGCGGTTTTGGCGGTGAAGGCAGCGATTGAGGATGGTGTGTTACCAGGTGGTGGTGTAGGGCTAGTGAACGCAGTAGCGTTTGTAGCATCTAAGGCGATGCTGAACGGATCTCCGTCTGTTGCTATGGATATCATGTCACAGGCATGCGAGCAGCCGTTCCACAAGATCTGTGAGAACGCAGGTGTTGATGGCAACGAGGTTCTTGACTACGAGAAGTTCTTTGACGATGGCAGTGTAGGTGTTGGGTATAACGTAAAGGAGAAGAAGACAGGGGACATGGTGAAGATGGGTATTATAGACCCTGCGAAGGTGACGAAGAACGCGCTTAAGAACGCTGTATCTGTAGCCACTACAATCCTTAGTACGAATGCGATAATCACAAATGTAAGAGAGAATGAAAGCGTTAAATAGTTTTATTGTAGTTAAGCCTAGAGAGATAGAGCAGAAGCAGACTGCGAGTGGGTTGTTGTTAACTGGCTCAGAGACTGTGAAGCAGAGATATCAGGAGGCTGATGTTGTGGAGGTTAGCTCATTAGTTGACGAGCACATTAAGAAGGGTGACGTTATAGCGTATGATGCTGTTCAGGGTCATGACTATCGGAGTGGAGATCAGACGTACCGTATAATTCAGTATCGAGACGTTGCCTTGATTCTTTAAACTCTTTGTTAAAATTTTTAACGGCTATGGCGAAGACCTTGTCTGTGAATCCTGCTTTCTTATTAAACATAGGGTTTCTACTTGGTTTTACAGGGATTGGTTCTTTGCCGTTTAGCTTCTTGTAGATAGAGTTTATCATCTTCTTAGCTTTGAAGCTAAGTTCGTATAGTCTAGCTTGGTTCTTAGTGGGTTCACGGAATGTTCTGATGAGCCCTTTTTCTTTTAGTCTAGCCATCCTGTATGTATCCCACCTGAAGATGTTGTCGTATGAGTTGAACGTAGTCTGGTTGAACAGCATCTCATCGTGCAGGAAGAACAGTATCTCAAGCTCTATCATTGTCACTTTATAGTAACGACATGCCCAGTACCTGATAACACGCCAGTACTTCATGTAGTTGTGTGCTGGGTACTCTCTAGCGATTACTTTTTGCAGTGGTCTAGGTCTAATTTTTATAACGTACTTGTCTTTTTTCTTGTCCTTGCTTGTTCTCATATGTAGGCAAATTTAGATTAAATTTGCTACCTTTGCAACTAGCATGAGTATATTTCCACGTCCGTTAAAGAGGGTCTTAGGCAAGATAATACCGTTCTCCAAGGAGGACAAGGTGCCTACATTTAACCTGGGTAGTGGCACTGCTGACAACACGACATTTCTTAGAGGTGACGGTACATGGTCTACTGTGTCAGGAGGATCTGGCAGTATACCACATGGGACAGCGTCTGGCACAGATACTTATACGGTTACAATTTCAGGCGTTACATCATACAACGATGGAGATGCGTTCTTGGTTCGTTTTACAACTGGTAACACGACAGGTTGTACGCTTAACATAAATGGTCTTGGTGCTAGGACACTGTACCGTAACAACGATGGTATACTTATAGGTGGTGACATTGTAGATGGAGCTGAGATGCTGTGTGTATACAACTCTACTACATCTGGATTTCAAACAATTGGTACAGCACCGAACACATTAATTTCATACGTTACGAATGCAGACTCTGTAACAATAACAAAGGGTCAAGCAGTATATGCGTTCGGAGGTCAGGGAGACAGGTTGACTGTTAAGTTAGCTAACAACTCATCAGACGCGACATCAGCACAGACAGTAGGTCTTGTAATATCCACATCGATTGGAGTTAACCAGAAGGGGTTAATAATGGTGAACGGTCTACTAGATGGTCTTAGTATTCTTCCTACGGCAACGTGGTCTGATGGAGACGCTGTGTATCTTGGAGCAACGGCAGGTTCAATAACTAAAGTTAAACCAGTAGCACCAAATCACTTGGTTTACCTTGGGTTTGTAACTACAGCGAGTAACGGTGCGGCAGGACGTATGTACGTCAGGGTGCAGAATGGGTATGAGCTTCAGGAGCTTCACAACGTTTACATTAATCCTGCAACATTAGCCAACAACGATATAATACAGTACGATTCGTCTGCATTATTGTGGAAGAATGAAAGTTTAAGCACTGCTGGTATACAGCCAACACTTACACTAACCACAACGGGAACAAGTGGTGCGGCTACTTTAGTTGGTGCTACTTTGAATATTCCACAATATAGTGGTGGTGGTGGAGCATCTATTATAAAGTTAACGGCTCAGACATTAACTGCTGCTAGTTGGGTATTATCTGGTGGATTTTATACTTATACATTTTCAAATGTCAATATAACTACAAATACAAGGGTTGATTTTACACCTGATAATTCTTCATATTCAGAAGTAACTACTTGCGGTATGTTGCCAGAAGTTGACGTTGCATCTGGAAGTTGTACATTTTACTCATTGTTTCCTCCTCAAAGTAATATCTTAGGAGAAGTAACTATATTCCCAACCATTTAATCATGGCATTTAATTTACCATTACAGAATTATTTTAGTAGAACATCTGGCCCATCTAATTGGGTAAGACCTGTAGATTGGCCAGTTATTACAGATGCTGCCAATGAGGTTCAGTTTTTAATTTGTGATTTAGGAGATGCCTCATGTCAGATAACAACTACATTTACTAGAACATCAGGGACTCAGAATATAGTCATTGATTGGGGAGATGCAACTACTACAACAGTAACAACCACAGGCTCTACTGTATCTACAAAAACATATACTCCAGGAACAGGTACTCCTTGTTCTTTAGGATATACTACGTTTAAGATTAGAGTTTATTTTACAGGAACTGGTGTTTCCGTTTTAAGTGGTTGCCAAATATCTGCAATACCTATCTCTGGAGTTACAATTAGTGCTCAATCATGTGGGATACTAGAGGCATACTACGGCAATGGTACCGTACCAATTACTCCTCCTTCTTTTTGGTCAACTCCTTTAAATAACGGCTCTGTCAGTGTATTTAACCTACTTCAGTACATAAAACTACCAGCTACCGTATCTTGGAATAATATTGTTAATATAGTCAATGGATGCAATGCATTAACGACAATAATAATGCCTACATCAGCATCTGCTTTAACAAGTTTAGGTAATGCCTTTCAAGATTGCGTTAACTTACTTGAGGTTACACTTCCATCTAATGCAACTGGTATTACAAGTTTAGCAAGTGCATTTAATGCTTGTACTAGTTTAAGAACAGTTACTTTTCCTACATCATTAAATAGTTGTACAAATTTTAATACCGTTTTTTTTAACTGCCGTAATTTAAGAAATATTACACTACCATCTATTAATAATATTTCTAGTTTTTCAAGTGCATTTTCAGGATGTTGGCAATTAGAATGGGTTAAATTTAATAGCTTACCTACTGTAGCCTCTATAGTTTTTACTTCAATATTTACTGACTGTTTCAACTTACAAAATGTATATTTTCCAGCAACTGCGACACCTACAAGTACATATGATTTTAATCAGTCTTTTTTAAATTGTCAACAATTAAAAACCTTAGTATTTCCATCTAATATAAATGTAAGTACTTTTAGTAATTGCTTTGGTTCATGTACTAGTTTATCTACTTGTATACTTCCTACATCTACACCATCCTGTACTACATTTGCTACTATGTTTTCTGCTTGTTATTCATTAAGAAAAATAACACTTCCTACAACAGCAACTACAGGAGTTTCTTTAAGTACTGCATTTAATAACTGCTATAGATTAGAAGAAGTGACTATACCTTCTACTTTAACTATTGGAACTCTAGCTAGTGCTTTTAGTAATTGTGGTTCATTAAAAACATTAAATTGGACTCCAGGTGCTCAAAACTCATTAACTAGTTTAGCTTCTGCATTTAACGGTTGTGTAAATTTAACAGCAATAAACTTACCTACAAGCATGACAAGTTTGACTGCATTAAGTAGCACTTTTAATGTGTGTAGAACTTTAAAAACTGTTACATTTCCTTCCACATTAAATGCTGTTACAACAGTAAGTGATTTATTTGTAGACTGTGACGATTTAACATCAGTAACACTTCCGACATCGATGAGTGCTTGCACAAATTTTGGTGGTATGTTTTTTAGATGTAGACTAATACAATCAGTCACGTTACCTAATACTGTTTCTACAGCAGCTACTAGCTTTAATAATATTTTTTTCAACTGTACTTCACTTAAAACTGTAGTTTTCCCAGGTGCTGCACAACTTAGTTCTGTAATTGGTATGACTGGTATATTTGCAAATTGTCAAAATTTAACTACCATAGCTAACTTTAACAGGCTAGGTTCTTTAACAGCTACACCATTAGCGGCTGCTAATGCTAATACAAACAATAGATTAACTTCTATATCTTTTGCTGCTCCATTATCAACGCTTGGTTTAAATTCAACTTCTACAATTCCAGCTGGTAAAACTGATGTTCAATCTGTTAGATTATTAAATACATCAGCAGGACAATGGACAGGCTCATCTCCTCAGATAAATGTTTCTAATACTAATATGTCAACTGCTAACTTAGTTCAATTATTTAATGATATGGCAGCACAAGGTACTGTTACGGCTAAGACTATAAATATTACTGGAGCCACTGGAGCAGCAGGGTTGACAGCAGCAGATAGATTAATAGTAACATCTAGGGGTTGGACTATAATAGGGTAAATATGGAATGTGGATTTTACAAAAAGAATGAAGAAGGAGAATGGATGTATGCTCCTAACTTTGTATACTCATCAGATTATGAGTTAAAGTCAGAAGACAAAGACAACTACGAGTACCCAGTAGATGGGTGGTATTGGTTTGATGAAAAACCTGAAATGTAATTATTTAAAAATACCTATATTTGCAATATGAAAAATAAGTATCCATACAATAAGCCGATGGTGTCATACGACACATACATCGATAAGTTGATCCGTGCTAAGAAAAGCAAGGAGGACATGAAGGACATGCAGGAGGAGGCTAAAGAAGCTATGATTAAGATGTCTCTGATGTCTGCTGTTCAGATGAAGAAAAAACGATGATCCAAAAGATCAAACGTCAGCAGGGTCTTGGTGATACTGTTGAGTTCATCACCGAGGTAACAGGCATTAAGTATGCTGTTAATAAGGCTGTTGAGCTTGGTATTATTGAGGAGTGCGGATGTGATAAAAGAAAAGAGTTATTGAATGAAAAGTTCAACTACAAAAGGGAAGACAGCGAAGTACTACGCAGAGAACAAAGAGGCGAATCAGAAACGCCTCAAGCAACAGTCTAAGTACAACAAGACTGAGAAAGGATTAGAGTTACGAGTAGAAGCCAATAAAGGCCGTCGTAAGTTAGGATTAAAGAAAGGTGATCCAAGAGATGCCAGCCACACCAAAGGTGGTGGTGTTGTAGCGGAGCACAGAAGTAAGAACAGAGCAAGAAAAGGTTTAAAATAGATAAAGATGGCAAATTCATACGCAGAGATATTAACAGCACGAGGAGGATCATTTATCCTTAACGATAATAATGGATTTACTGGTTCATTTGTGTACGCAATAGTAACACTAGAAGATACTGTATTTAGTACTATTGAGAGTAAAGACTCTAATGGTATAGTTGCAACTGTAACTGATGATCATATAGCAGATCCATCTACAGCAGTTAAGGCAGGTGCTATTATAACACCAATGGACATTAATAAGCCGTTCTTTACAATTGAAATCGCATCTGGTTCAGTTGCCTTAATTCTTAAGTAATGTACGGATACGGATATAGTCCATTTGCAAAGAATATATCTTCGTCTGGCGGCACACCTATCGATCCAGACGCACAGCAATTTATTACAGCAGCAGCCATTACTAACCCTACACAGCAAAGTGCTATTAACACGCTTGTAACTGACTTGAAAGGTTACGGTTTATGGACTAAGATTTCTGGATTATATCCATTTGTTGGAGGAACAGCAAGTCAGCATAAATTTAACCTTAAAAACCCAAGAGATACTGATGCTGCATTTAGATTAGTGTTTAATGGTGGTGTAACCCATAGTTCTAACGGAGTGTTATTCAATGGTACTAATGGATGGGCTAATACATTTGTTAATCCATTAAATGCTTTGACTTTAAATAACACGCATTGTTCTTTGTACTCTAGAACAAACAACTTAGTTGCAGGTACTGATATAGGTACTGCGTTTAATGCTAGGACTATTGGTTCTGTTATTAAATGGACAGATAATAATGGTTATCACGATATGTATAATAATACTACAAATAGAATTATTTATAATATGAGTGGTATTAATTCGACAGGATTATTTATTAATAATAGAACATCTAATGTTGTTCATAATATTTGGAGAAACAATACTAAATTATCTACAAATAGTAACATTCAATCTTCTACATTACCAGATTTTAATATATCTATTGGTGCGTTAAATTCAAATTTTGGAGCACAATTTTATACAAATAGACAATATGCTTTTGCATCTATTGGAGATGGTTTAACCGATACCGAAGCAGCTAACTTATACACAGCAGTACAGGCATTTCAAACAACTTTAGGACGTAACGTATGATACAAGTAGGACTATTAACAGAAGTACAAAAAGACGAATTAGTAGGTCAATTATATGACGATGATTCTTATTTCAATCCTATTCAGGACTTGAACGATAACTGGATTATCTCAGTAGAAGAAATAGACCAATGTATTACTCCTGATTTAATGTGGGTGAAAGAGCTACCTTTGATTCCATACGAGCCACGACCTGTACCAAACCCATTTGAAGAATGAAAAAACTAGCTACCATATTTACACTGTTCATAGGTTTCATTTCTCCTATTGAGTTGTCTATTATACTTCTAATGGGAGCTATGGGTGTAGATACGATAGTTAAGTTAATATCCCTTAAAATACAGTCTAAACGAGATGGTCGTAAATTTATGGATGTGTTTGCATCTAAGATGCTTAGAAAGGGATACATTCTTAAAGGCAGCGGATACTTATTGTTTGCACTAGCTGTGTTCCCATTAGATTTCTACATGCTAACTCCATTTACAAAAGGATTTATGCAGTACCTATCTATTGAGTATATAGTAGTTACAAAGGCTATATTTACAAATATTCTACTTATTATATTCTGTATTATTGAACTTTCGTCAATAAACGAGAACTGGTTTGACATCTCAGGTAATAACATACTTAAGTCAGTAAAAGAGACTGTTGTTATACTTAGGGACGCAATAAATGGAGTTATTGAATTTATAGGTGGAGCAAAGAACAATGTATAGGTTATTTATAGTACTATTCTTACTGTACTCTTGCAGTGCAGAGAAGCACTTGATGAAGGCAGAAAAGCACATAGCTATTGCTAAATCTAAAGGTGCTGTTATAAAGTCAGATACTGTATGGAAGTACCATTACGAATACGATACTATCTATAATAAAGAGACTAACACTCTTGAGGTTAGGCACTTAGTAAAGGACAGCTTTCCTTATACTGTGACAAATACCATTAAGTCAAGTATGTCAAAGCAGGAGCGTAAGTACTTCGAAGATATGTTCAAGCATATGGAGAAGATGATGAAGCTTCAGAACGACAGTCTTAGACTAGCACTAAAGTTTCAGACCAAACAACATAAGCAAGACATGAAGACAGAACGGACAGTAGTTCGTCAGGAGAATAAGTCAAACCCTTGGGTATGGGTTATTCTTGCTGCTCTTTTGGTTCTAGCTATTTTCTTATTTAAATTCCAGTAGTATGTTAGATGTAAGAAAGATCAATCAGGTTCCGTTAAAAGAAAGCCAGTTCATTAAGGAAGCTACTAAAAAGCTTCAGATAGTACTTCACCACACAGCAGGTAACTCATCAGGTCCAGCAACTATTAAGATGTGGGACAACGACGATAGAGGTCGTATTGCTACGTGTATTACTATCTCTGGTAAAGGTCTTTCTAGAGATACATACGACGGAGAAATCTGTCAAGCATTTGCATCTAAGTTCTGGGCATATCACCTAGGAATTAAGCCTGATGTATTCAGAGCTAACGGTCTTCCGTACCGATCACTAGATCCTATCGCTATAGGTATTGAGATATGTAACTGGGGTCCACTTACAAATAAGAATGGTAAGTACTACAACTATGTAGATAGACTAGTACCAGCAGATCAAGTTTGTGAGCTATCTGTCCCTTATAAAGGTCATAAGTACTACCACAGATACACTGACGCTCAGATACAGTCTGTAAAAGAGTTATTAGTTTACTGGAATAACTTATGGAATATTCCAATAGAGTACAAGGAGGAAGACATGTGGAGAGTTTCTAAGAATGCACTGTCGGCAGTACCAGGTGTGTACAGCCACAACTCTTACCGTAAAGATAAGTCGGACATCTACCCATGTCCACGAATGATTGAAATGTTAAAATCACTGTAATGGCTAAGATTAAATCACAAGAATCCACTAGAGTTGCTAAGGTTCATGTAGAAAGACCTGGTATTCATGCTAAGACTAAGACATCTAAACTTAAGAGTAGTAAGAACTACAAGAAAATGTACAAGGGTCAGGGAAGATAAAAAGTAGTATATTTGCACTATGGGAAAAATTAATAACTATCAGACAGAGACTCCTAATCCAGGAGATAAGATGCTAACATCAGATGCAACTACTGGTGAGACTAAAAACGTTACTGTTCAGTCAGTTGCTGATTTAGGTAGATCATCTAAAGTTTACCGTGCGTTCTTAACGCAGACAGGACTTACTGCTCCTGTCGCTACAGTTGTTGATGGAAATACCATTATAGGTGCTTGGTCTTATACTAATGTTGGACAATACACGTTTACATCTAACGGAACATTTGACTCAGTTAACGCTGCATGTATTGTAGGTGTTGGTACTGCTGAGGAAGTTACTTATGAGTTTTCTATAGTTAATGACAACTCTGTCTTATTTAAGACACATAGCACTGGAACATTAGCTAACGGTTTATTGTACGGTCTATATATAGAAATTACTACTTACGATATATAATTCTGTCACAATTATTGACTATATTTGTGACAAATTAAATTAAATAAAATGGCTAAGAAAAAAGTATTAACAGCAGAAGAGCTAGAAAAGTTCGTTGCTGCGAGAACAAATTACTATCAGCTAAGAGAACACCTAGCTGATATCACGATCACAGAGGAACGTCTTAAGACAGACAAGCAGACTACACTTATTAACCTTGACGTAGCTCACAACGAACTAGCAGTAGTTCAGAAGGAGATTCACGACAAGTATGGTGAAGGTCGAATCAACATGCAGACTGGCGAGATATCATGATAATCCGTAAGATTTCCATAGGAACAGATCTTTTAAACGCCATGCACTTCCAGGTTGGAAAGCCTGTAATGGGTGGTGAGTATACCGTGTTTGACATCATGAGAACTGATGAAGGAATTTACGATATATGGGTTGAGAAGGATGGAGAAGCTGTCAAGTGGAAGTCTATAGGTCAAACAGTTCCAGTATCTATCGAGTATAATATAAACTTCTAATGAAGTCACCACACTACTTTATTGTGCGTCCTCATCAAGGTGTACGATATAATGCATCCAAGAACTTGAATGGGAAGGATTTCATTATGTCCTCATCTCAAGAGGACCACAGATATACAAATCGAATAGGGGTGGTTGTTTCTACCCCTATTGGTTATTCAGGAGAAATAGCTGAAGGAGATCTTGTTGTAGTTCACCACAATGTATTTAGGTTGTACTACGATATGAAGGGTAACGAGCGTTCTAGCTGGAACTACTTCAGAGATGATATCTTCATGATAGAGCCAGATCAGTTGTACTTGTACAAGAAAGAATTATCTGTAGAGTGGAGTGCTCCACGTCCTTACTGCTTTATACGTCCAATGCTTCACGAGAATGAGGATGGAACTATATCTACTATTAATGTAGAGTCAGAGCTTAAGGGTGTTGTTGAGTATATACCAGAAGGAGAGGATGTTAAGGTAGGAGACGTTGTCTCATTCAAGCCTGAGTCAGAGTACGAGTTCAACATCGATGATACTAAGTTATACCGAATGAAATTAAGTAGTCTATGCTTGAAAATCTAAGAGATAAGAAGGACAGAGTACTACGTGCAGCAGAGAAGTCTGTTGACGAGCTTATTAAGGTACTCGAACAGCAAATTGTAAACTACTCTATTGACGACGACTTGTCAGTAGATAAGATGAAGAATGCCGCTGCTGCTAAGAGGCTTGCATTTGAGGATGCGCTATCTATACTTGAGCGTATAGATGCAGAGCGTGCGAAAGAGACTGTTGGTTCTATGCCAGTTGTGTTATCTGGTAGCGGAGGATTTGCAGAGGGAAGGGCAAGAAGCAATGCGAAGAAATAGTAAATATGATCTATATAAACTAAACAACGATCACGTAAACAAGACTGCTCGTTCGACAAAGAACGCTGCTAAGTCTTGGCAGTATGGATATGATCGTGACTATGACTTAATTATTATTTCGAAAGATGGTACTATTGGCGACATATATCATATTAATGGTCTCAATATCGCACTTCCTAGGCCGCCGAAAGATTTGGAGGTTGGGGAAAACAGATGGATGCCACATGAGTACCCGAAAGAACTTCAAAAAATAAAGTCTTCGTTCGAGTGGTCAAGACGTGACAACGTATTTAAATCACAGTGGGTTGACTACATCGAGAATGAGTTTGACAGACGTGAGTTTGGGTACTGGTTCATGAACGATGGTGAACCTACGTATATTACAGGTACACACTATATGTATCTTCAGTGGTCTAAGATAGATATCGGTCTTCCTGACTTCCGTGAATCTAACAGAATATTCTACATCTATTGGGAGGCGTGTAAGGCTGATGAGCGTTCGTTCGGTATGTGCTACCTTAAGAACCGTCGTAGTGGTTTCTCGTTCATGAGTTCTGGAGAGGTGTCTAACTTAGGTACAATATCTAAGGACTCTAGGCTTGGTATACTATCTAAGACTGGTCCCGATGCTAAGAAGATGTTTACCGACAAGGTTGTTCCAATAGTAAGGAACTACCCATTCTTCTTTAAGCCTGTGCAGGATGGTATGGATAATCCAAAGACAGAACTTTCGTTTAGGGTTCCTGCATCGAAGATTACTAAGAAGAGTATGAACGAGGAGAAGACTGAAGATATCGAAGGTCTTGATACAACTATTGACTGGAAGAATACAGCAGACAACTCATACGATGGTGAAAAGCTTATTTTACTTGTTCATGATGAATCTGGTAAATGGCTCAAGCCTGATAACATATTGAATAACTGGCGTGTAACAAAGACATGTCTTCGATTAGGATCTAAGGTTATCGGTAAGTGTATGATGGGTTCTACATCAAACGCACTAGAAAAGGGTGGTAACAACTTTAAGAAGTTGTACATGGACTCTAACCCTAAGATTAGATCAGCCAACGGACAGACGAAGTCAGGGTTATACAGTCTATTTATACCTATGGAGTGGAACTTTGAGGGATATATTGATCAGTATGGATTCCCAGTGTTTGAAGACCCTAAGACTCCTGTATTAGGTATAGATGGTGAGATGATAGACAACGGTGTTATTACTTACTGGAACAATGAGGTTGCAGCACTTAAGAACGATTCTGATGCACTTAACGAGTACTACAGACAGTATCCTAGGACTGAGTCTCATGCGTTCAGAGATGAGTCTAAGCAGTCACTGTATAATTTATCTAAGATATACCAACAGATAGACTACAACGACTCTCTTATTAAGGAACGTGTACTAACTAAGGGTAACTTCCATTGGAAAGATGGTGTGCTAGACTCTGAGGTTATATGGACACCAGATCCAGGAGGTAAGTTTACAGTATCGTGGTTACCACCACCTGAGTTAAGGAACAAAGTAATAACAGATAGACACGGAAAAAAGCGTCCTGCAAATGAACACTTGGGTGCATTTGGATGTGACCCTTACGATATATCAGGAACTGTAGGAGGTGGAGGATCTAACGGTGCTCTTCACGGACTTACTGGGTTCCATATGGAGCCTAACGCACCAACGAATCAGTTTGTATTAGAGTACGTTACACGTACACAGACAGCGGAGATATTCTTCGAGGATGTCCTCATGGCTATTATATTCTACGGTATGCCAATACTTATTGAGAACAATAAGACTAGGCTACTGTACCACATTAAGGATAGAGGGTATAGGGGTTACTCACTGAACAGACCAGATAAACACATTTCTAAGCTCTCTAAGACAGAGTTAGAGCTTGGTGGTATACCTAACTCATCTGAGGACGTTAAGCAGGCTCACGCCTCATCTATAGGTACTTATATCGAGCAGTACGTAGGGTTTGATCAAGAAGGTACGTACAGAGAACCAGACGAGATGGGTAACATGTACTTTACCAAGACTTTAGAGGATTGGGCAAGGTTTGACATAAACAATCGAACAAAACATGATGCCTCGATTAGTTCAGGACTTGCGATTATGGCTACTAGGAAGAACATGTTTCAAGTAAAGGAAGAAAAGTCAAAAATAAATATTAATTTTGTCAGATACAACAACAGTGGCAACATTAGTCAATTAAGAAAATAATGGATAGCAAACCATCGGTAATTATAAGTAACTCTCCATTCCCAAACCAGTACGCAACTGATGCAGAGAAAAAAACTAAAGACTACGGTCTTAGAGTTGGTAAGGCAATTGAGGGTGAGTGGTTTAAGCGAGTTAACGCAGGTAGCTGTAGATACTACGATCAGTACTTAGAGTTTCATAAACTGAGACTTTACTCTCGTGGTATGCAGCCAACACAGATGTACAAGGACTTGCTTGCTGTTGATGGTGACCTTTCTTATATGAACTTAGACTGGAAGCCAGTTCCAATCATACCTAAGTTTGTTGACATTGTTGTAAATGGTATGGCTGACCGTGAGTATGCCTTGAAGGTAGAGTCACAAGATATTTCGTCAGCAGAGAAGAAGAACTTATTCCAAGAGATGGTTGAGGCTGATATGTTAGCTAAGGATTTCTTGAAGCAGACTAAGGATCAGTTCGGTATCGATGCATTTAACGTTCCAGAGGACGAGCTTCCTGAGAATGATGAGGAGCTTTCATTGTACATGCAACTTAAGTATAAGCCAGCTATTGAGATAGCTGAAGAGGTTGCGATCAATACACTTCTTGAGATGAATGACTACGGTGATGTAGTTAAGCCACAGGTAGATAGAGACCTTACTGAGATAGGTATTGGATCTGTTAAGCATTCATTCAATGTTGGATCAGGTGTTGCTGTTGAGTACGTTGATCCTGCGTCACTTATCTATAGCTATACAGAGAAGCCAGACTTCTCAGACGTATATTATGTTGGTGAGGTTAAGCAAGTTCACTACACTGAACTTCGTAAGATTAATCCATCGATTACAGATGAAGAACTTAAAGACATTAAGAGTTCTGGATCTGCGTGGTACAACTACTACCCAATCATCAGAACTTTCCAAGACGATGTATTTGACGATGAAGTAGTTACGTTGTTGTACTTCAACTACAAGACTGAGAAACGATTCGTATATAAGAAGAAGTACCTTGAGAACGGAGGTGAGCGAGTAATCCGTAGAGATGAGACGTTTAACCCAGAGTCAGAGAGCGAGATGTTCGAACGACTTGACGTTACTAAAGAGGTATGGTACGAGGGTGTGCTTGTATTAGGTACTAACACTGTCATCAAGTGGAACATGCTTGAGAACATGGTTCGTCCTGATGCTGCAACAGAGAAGGCTTTGCCTAACTATGTGATGTTTGCACCAAGTATGTACAAAGGACAGATTCAGTCGTTGGTAAAACGAATGATTCCTTTTGCTGATCAGATTCAGCTTACACACTTGAAGCTACAGCAGGTAATGGCACGAGTAGTTCCTGATGGGGTATTTATTGATGCAGACGGTATCGCTGAGGTTGACCTTGGTACTGGTGCAGCATACAACCCAGAGGATGCACTTAAGCTATACTTCCAGACAGGTTCCGTTATTGGTAGAAGCTACACTGGTGACGGTGAGTTTAACAACGCACGAATTCCTATCCAAGAACTTAACAGTAACAGCGGTCAAAGTAAGATGGCTGCTCTTATAAATAACTACAACTATAACCTTAATATGATCCGTGATGTCACAGGTCTTAATGAGGCTCGTGATGGATCTTCTCCTGACCCTAACGCATTGTTGGGTGTTCAGAAGTTAGCTGCTCTTAACAGTAACGTTGCTACACGTCACATACTTCAAGGAGGTTTGATGATTACTAAGCGACTTGCAGAGTGTTTGTCACTTCGTATTGGAGATATTTTACAGTACGCTGACTTTAAGGATGAGTTTGCAATGCAGATTGGTAAGTATAACCTTGCTATTCTAGATGATATTAAGAACCTATACCTTCACTCTTTTGGAATATTTATAGATGTCGCACCAGATGCTGAAGAAAAACAACAGCTTGAGGCAAACATCCAGGTGTCACTAGGTAGAGATCAGATTGATCTTGAGGACGCTATAGATATCCGAATGATTAAGAACTTGAAGTTAGCTAACGAGATGCTTAAGGTTAAGCGTAGACGTAAGGTTCAGAAACAGCAGGAGCGTGAAGATATGCAGCAGCAGATGCAGATGCAGATCAATATGCAGTCACAAGAGGCTGCCGCTGCTCAGAAGCAGCAGACTGCTCAGATGGAGGCTCAGGCTAAGATCGCTATTAAGCAGAACGAAGCACAGCTTGATATGCAGAGAATGCAGTTTGAGGTTGACAAGAAGAAGGAGCTTATGGCTCTTGAGTTCGAGTACAACATGCAGCTTAAAGGCATTGAGACTGAAGGATTAATGAAGCGTGAGAAAGAGAAAGAAAAGGCTAAGGATAAGCGTGTAGATTTACAGGCAGAACGTCAGTCAGAGCTTATTAATCAGCGTAAGAACAACCTTCCTCCAGTTAAGTTCGAGAGTACAGAGGACTCACTTGGAGATTTTGATATGGAGTCATTTGAACCTAGATAATTATGAGAAAGAATAAATCAAAAATAAATCCTTACTTATCTGGTACTGCTGGAAAGTCTGGATTTGATGTTAACTATGGTGTATCAATAAGTAAGGGTCCTGTAACTTTAGACGTTAGTCAGAGTGCAGGAACTGGATATAAGCCTGAGACAGATATTAATTTATCAGTGTCTATTCCTATTACTAAGAGAGTAAAGGACAAGCGTAAAAAATTGTAATGGCTTACATAGAGCATAATTTCTTCCCTTTAAAAGTATTCGTAAGGAACGAGTACATGTATCAGTTTAAGAAAGGATTTGGGGAGTTTACTGAAGGTGTTGTAATATCTGTTAGGTGTATGCCTGGGCA